TAAATTTAAATCTGCGCAATATAAACAGTCTGATTAATACAATTTGAAAATTCCTTATAATCCTCAAACTCTAATCTTGAATTCATTCTTGGCATGTATACCCATTTTTTCACTCTTCGTACAAAAGCATCAAAATAAACATTCTTGTACCATTTCTGAGGTTCCGTATTAGAAGTAAATACAATCTCTTTAGAAGCAAACTGTATTTGTCCCCCTTTAGTTTCCACCATCAATGGATACCTATCACATAGTCGTAGAAGAACATCCCATTGTAGCCAACCATAAAACTCGTCCAAAACAACTGTTTTCTGATGAGCGTAATTATCCCACCACTTCCCCCGTTGTTTCCAATAAACATCCTCAAACTCATCGTTGCAGAACTTGCTCTTGCCCGTTCCCGTTGGTCCATAAATCACAGTCACGTCCATCTCAAAGTTACGAGGAGCTACACACAGCAGACGATAGGCCCCTAGAGCTCTGTGGGATCTGCACCAGGTGTCAAAGTCGTAGTCCGCAAGCTCTTTGTCCGTCCTTCCTTCATCGATTAACAGCTTCATTTGGGTCAATTTGGAGAGCTTTGTTTTGTTCAAGGTCTCTAGAAGCTGCACCGGAGTTAGAGACTTATCCAGTCCGTCGGACACCAAACCGAATCCCTCCAAGGCATCGAGTGAGACGTCAAACCCCCAGACCGCGGTATTATCATCAGACAAATAATCTTTTAAACAATAACGAATAGCATCAAACTGAGTACCCTTCCTTATTTCATAGTGTCCGCGTCCATTCCAGTTGCGCAGATGAGACAAGGCCACGCTAGTATTAAACTCCACATATCCTTGGTAATGAGGAGTTCCAGAAGAACCAATTTCTCTATTTGCAATTAGAATCTTTAAATTGGACGGCATAATAAATTCTCCCTCTTCAGGGTTGTTTATAGTAAAACACCAATTTCTTGATTTGCTCATATTTGATAGTGACGTCCAATAAATTTGGGACACTGACATAGGCTGGGGTACAGTATTACCCCCAGCCACTGATCTGATCTATACGCCCATGGTCTTATTTATAAACCTTTAAAGGCGGGTTCACAAAGGGCGGCCGGAGCCCTTTGTCACTTTTCATTTAGCCAGAATGGTTACATATAGAAAGTATAGAGCGTTGAAAGGAAAAAGACGTAAGTTTAAACGTAAGTTTGTACGTAAACGTATCTCTCGACGTTCCAGTAAAATCAATCGGTTTCGAGCACCATTAGGAAATTTCCCTCCTCGGAAAACAGTAGCCTTGCGTTATGTTGACTCAGTTACTCTGGATCCAAGTGGTAGTGCAGCTGGTACTTATATATTCAGAGTCAACAATATATATGACCCTGACTACACTGGCTCTGGTCATCAACCTATGTATAGGGATAATTATACTGCTATATATAGCGAATACAAAGTCAATTATGCAACAATTACGTTTACAGCTCTAACGTCTCAAATTGTTAATACAACTACAAGCAACGCAGTCACCGGTCTCCCGGAACAATTATATGCTGGAAATCAACGTGCAGTACGTATGTACATTTTGAGAGATGGTGACCCAACTGGTCCAACAGATATAGATTCGTTAATTGAAGAAGGCAATACGAATATGGTTTGGAGATTCTGTCCGCAGAATACATCCCAGAAAATGCCAACCCTTAGAATGCAATGTTGGCCCCATAAACAATTGAACCTAGGGTTCAAAGATGATGCCCTTCAAGCTCTTGCAGGTGCAGGTCCATCAAAAGAAGCATACTTTATTCTTGGAGCCGCGTCGATGGGTGCAGGAAGCGACCCTTTTACCTTACCCTACTCCGTCATGGTTACGTATAATGTTACGTTCTTTAACCTAAAGAAATTTCAAACTCAAAATTAAACACCTATCGGAGGGAGCCGCAACAGCAGGCGACCGGAGGCAAGGGTATGGGTATAGGTCTATATATATTTAAATTTAAATCTGCGCAATATAAACAGTCTGATTAATACAATTTGAAAATTCCTTATAATCCTCAAACTCTAATCTTGAATTCATTCTTGGCATGTATACCCATTTTTTCACTCTTCGTA